TAATTGAACCATTTCAGCTTTTACTTCGAACTGTTCATTTTCTATTTTCTTATCAAAATTATCAATAGCATCTTTTAGATAACTCTCTGATATTAATATAAAATTATCTACCAGAGAGTCCTCATAATCAAGTCTAAGATATTGTTTTACCTTTTCCTTATCCATTAATCAGCACCTCCTAAGAAGTTGCTAATTCCAAATAAACCATCGCAGCTTCATCTACTTTTTTAACATCAAATCTTTCAATAGCTCTCATATAAGTTGCATTCTTAGTAAATCCTGCTTCAGATGATACTGCTAATTCTAGTCCTTCTCTATCAAAAAACGATGCGAACTCTGCCAAATCTCCTACAAAAACTGGTGCTTTTGTAGTATTCATTGGTAACACAGCATCCGAAAGAACAATAATAGGTCTTCCCTTATATGTCTTTTGAGTAGTATTTTGTAAGTTAATTTCTAATAATGGTCTACCTTGCTTGTCATCTAAATTGTCTAAAAAATTAAATCCAGTTTGATTTGTTATTATTATTGCATTTTGCGAGATTGCTGGGTCTAAATCCACATTTAAAGCTGTATTTACTACTTTAATATTTGCCGCAGGCTTAGGAGTTAATCCTTTAAGTAATGCAATTATTTTCTTATTTTCTGTATTTACTGCTTTCTTAACAAATCTTCTACCTATATATGCTGACAGATTAACATTTTCATCTGCCAATAGGCTATTTGATATTGGAATAATGTCTCCATAATCTTCTGTTCTATATTTTACTTGCCCAAAGTCTACATCAGTTTTATTTATTTCATTCAATTCTTCAAATGATATAAGTTCCCCTTTGTTTCCTTTTTCAATTGGCAATGTTCCAGTTAATGAAGATACTGGTACTACATTACATAAGCCTTTTAACGAAATAAGTTCCCTTCTTAGTTCTTTTATTTCATTAAATTGTTCAACTGGAACTAAATATCCACCTTTTCCGTCAGTTGCTTCTACCTGTCCAGGTGTTCCTGCTGCATTTAAAAATTCTCTTTCTTCTTCTGTAACGCTTTTTCCTAACAACATTTTATTAAAAATTCTATTGACATTCATTTTATCTTCCCTTACCTGTATTTGATTTCCATTGAAATTTTGCACTTCATCTTCTTCCAATGCTTCCTGTACTGCAATTGCATTTTTAAGCTCTGTTAATTCACTTAATTTTGCATGTGCTTCATCTATTTTTCCTTGATCCTGCAACCCTTTTATTGTGTTCTTCAATTCTTCAAGTTTTCTTTTCATTTCTATTGATTTTTTCATTTACATCATCCTCTCTTTATATATTTAATGCTATTTCTATTTCTTTTATTTTTTCACTGTTATCTACAACTGGTTCGGTTGCTGTTTTGAAATTTTCAGGTAATTTTTTAAAATTTTTAGGATATTCACCAGCACAATTCAATATTTCCTGTTTTTTACCTACTGTTACAGTAAAATAATCCCTTGCTTCTTTTCCTGTCAGCCATGTTTCAGCATCTATCATTTCAGTTATTTTTTCTTTTTCTACACCTTCAATTGTTTTCTTTAAGTAAGTATTTGTAATTCCTTCCTGTATTGTATCAAGCGTTTCTGCGACACTCCTAAAATTATTGGCATCGCCACTTACCACAGTACTTGGTTTATGAATCATTAAAAAAGCATTCTCCGGAATTTCTATTTCATCACAGCCAAAAGCTATAATACTCGCTCCACTTGCTGCTAAACCATCAACTATCGCTTTCGTTTTCCCACCATGTCTTGATAGCATATTTGATATAGCAATACTTGCAAATACATCACCGCCACCACTATTTATATATACATTCAAATCTTTACCTTTATATTCTTTCAGTAAATCTCTAATGTTTGACGGATAAGTATTTTCATCTGTACCCCAACTCCAGCCTTTCCAACTGTCATCAAGAATATCGCCTGTGATATACATGTCTGCTGATGTCTCTGTAGAATTTTTAAATTTTAAAAACTCATTCATTATTTCCACCTCCTTTCAAATAGGCATTACCTACATTTTTTAACTCAACATAGCTTCCATTTACAAGAATCTTTTCTCCGTCTTCCACTTTAGGAAGTCCTGCATAAGCTCTTGCTTCATTAATAGTATAAATAGAGCCTGTAACATATTTAGTTATACTTTCTGCCTGTGTTTTTAGGTCTCCTCTTAGTATGCTTGCTACATTAAATTCAAATCTCAATCCTCTTTTTCTTTCTTCCTCTGAAAGCATCTTATAGTTAAATTCCTCCTCATATTGATTCAGAATAAATAGGAGTGTATCAATATAAAAAGTCAAGTTCTGCATTTCACTGTTAGCATAGCTTGACTTATCATAGTTATTCAAATGATTTGGCTTAACTCCAAATGCCGCTGCAATTTGTAAGCTTGTAAATTTTTTCAGTTCGTAAAATTGTGAATCTGTCAACTTAAGATCCAATGGAACTAAATCCATTCCAAGTGGTATTGGGATAATTCCTCTACTGTCATTTCCGGAAGCAAAGTTTGCTAATTCATTTACAAGCATTGCTTTCTTTTTGCTGTCAAAATCTCCGGTATATTTTAAAATTGCTTTCGCGGTAAGACCCTTTTCATATAAATTATTTAAATATTGCTGACTTATTTTAACTCCTTTCAGCGTACTCGCTAAAGTTTCTCTCACAGATTTTCCTATAAGTCCGTCTTCACTAAGTCCGCCTTTAAAATGCAATATTTCCTTATCTTCAAATATATAAGTTTTTCCTGTCTTTGGTGCTAAATATCTGTAATACATTCGATTTCCTTTTTGAAATATATCTGCATTATCAATTAATATTTGCATATTTCTACTTTCAAGCGGATAAATTCCTTCAAGTTTTCCATTTTTTTCATATTGCAAATAAGCATAAGCATTTCCATAATGATTTCTATGATATTCTGTCAATGCTTTAAAAGTTGTAGGCGTCATAAATTTATTAGGTCTCACTTTTAACATCTGTAGGCTATCATGGCCATATATTTTTTTATTATCATTATCTTTTAAATTTATTGATAATTTTCCTATGCTTTCACTTAAAACTTTTAGACAAGTAAAATATGTAATCTCACTTAAGTCTTTTCCAGTTGTTAAACTTTGGCCAGTTAAAAAAGCTTTTATTTCTCCTTCCGCTTTTTCAACTCTGTTATTTGTATTCAATATACTTATTGCTTTCTTTACTATCCATTTATCTATTATTTTCAACTATTTCACCTACTTTCCTTTTATCATCTCAAACCAGTCATCAAACTCCGCATTTGGACTATATTCCAACCTATTTATTAACATTATTTTCCAAGCATCTATAACAGCATCCACCGGATCTATTCTGTATTTTTGAGCCTGCTTATCAATCTTTATTTCTCCAAAACTGTTACTTGTTGTTGTAGCATTTGCAATACTCCACTTGAGCAAATCATTCTGTTTATCGTACAATAATTGGTTTGCTTTTACTGATAGCTGAAAATCTACTGTTGCATCATTTAAAGATTTTGCCGATTGCTTTATCTCAGTTAAATCACATGCTAAAAACTCTAAATCCTGTAAAAATACACTGGCATTGTGATTATCATAACCAACTTCTTCAATCTTAATATTATATTTTTCTATCAGCTCCCTCAGATGATTTATTATATACTTATAATCAGTTTTTACTCCGAAAGCTCCACTTGTTAATGTTAAAAGTCCTTTGTTTACCCACATTCTATATGGAACATCATCTGTTCTTTCGTGTTCTGCAAGTCTTAATTCCGGCATAAAAGAATGAGAATAAATATATATCTTTTCATGTTCAAGAGGAAATACTAAAGAAATACTTGTCAAATCGCCTCCACTTGAAAGGTCAATACCTAAATAGCTTTCTTTTCCTGACATATCTTCAATAGTTAAATCACTTTCACATTCTTTAAATTTCTGCAAATCGACAAAACCTCCTATACCGTTTGTTACCCAATAGTTAAGATGTTTTGTCATAAAATTAAGCAAATCTGCTCCACCTTTTTCCTTTGCTTCAACTGCTTTTTCAGCTAATCTTGCAACCATATCTTTATTGATTGTATTATCTTCATTAAAAAGTAAATACGGATTACTTTTTGCCCAGTTATTATAGTTCCAAATATCATCATCTTTATCCATTTCACAGATAAAAATAAAAAGTGATTCTTTATCAATCACTTTCTCCAATACTTTTTCACAGAATTTATATTGTTCAAAACAGAATCCATTCAAATTAAATCCTGCCGTTGTTATTGCTAATGTCAAAGCACTGTCAACATTTATCTGTCCATCAAGCATCAATTTATACATTTGGTTATTAGGATGGGCATGTAATTCATCACATATAGCTAAAATACTTCTAAATCCGTCAGCACTTTTAGTATCTCTACCAATCGATTTAATTACATTTCCTGTAACAAAAGACTTTATAGTCCGTTCATGTTCAGTTATTTTGTACATTTCTGCTAAATCATTATCACTCCGAATAAACTTCGCTATCTCATCCCATACGATATTTGCCTGTTCCTGCTTAGTAGCAGCACAAAATATTCTCCCAAGTTTGTATTTAGAAAAAGTTGCAAATTCATTTGCTATAGCACCTGACAATATTGATTTTCCATTTTGTCTCCCAACTTGAATATAAGCTTCTCTAAATCTTCGTTCTTTTGTTTTCTTTTTTACCCAGCCAAATAAAGAACCTATTATAAAATTTTGAAACCCTCTTGTTTTTAATTTTTTCTGTTCTTCTCCTTCTCCTATTACAAGTTCATTTACAATATTAATCGCTTTTTCAGCAATTTCCTTATTAAATTTATAATCAATTTTTTTTCTTTTTAAATCATCCAAGTGTCTTTTACAAGCCAAATATTCTTTTCTTCCATGAATTTTTTTACCATTTACAATTAATTTTGCATATTCTGTCGTTCTGTCCATATTTCACCTACAGATACTTCAAATACTTATTAGTACTATTTTCTTCTTTTTTCGGTACAATCAATTTTAATCTATCTGTTGTGGCCATGCCTAATTTAGTTGAACATTGCATTATTTGCTTAACATATTTTTCCTGTGCAACTAACAATGGATGTACTGTTTCGTATTTATCATTTGCTGTTACTCTCATCCCTAAATATCCCGTTTCCTGAATTTTTTCAGTGATATCTACATAACAGTCATATGCATTACAATACATTGCTAAAATACCTAAATCTAAGTTATCTAACAAGTCAACATGTCCTGCTTCTTCAACAACTCTCTGAAATTCTTTTTTGCCGTTTTTACTAAGCCAAGTAGGAGGTTTTGCAAGATGTTCCCGACCTACTTTTATTTTTTTCTCTTGTTCCAACCTTGCTTTTATTTTTTCTTTTCCTATTTTTCCTGTACTTATGTTTATTACCTTTCGCGGTCTTCCTGCCATTTGTCCACCTCCTATTTATCAATTTTTGATTTTTGGCATTTTCTCCGAAGAAGAGGGGGCATGCGGTCTTGGGCAAAATTCGAAAAACTTTTTTTGCCACCCCTCATTAATTTTTTTTAATTTTCAATAAATAATTAAATAATTTTATTTGTAAAGCTTTCTTTTCTTCTTTTGAACGGGCATAGACACTATGAATAAAGTTATGTGTTTTCTGACTAACATAGATAAGATTATCAATGTCAAACTTCTTCCCAGCATCATCTTCAACTGGAATAATGTGATGACTCAGTTCCCCTTTAACTATCTTATTGTTTTCGTAGAGTTCATAAAGATCTAATCCATTGCATTTGCTTTTGCATAATGCCGTTAGTCTACCCCATTCCCTTGAATGATAGAACTGCTTAGACACTTCATCTCTACTGAATCTGTCATACTCCTTATGCCTATTGTTATTACAACTACATCTTTCGCCCTGCTTTAACTTCTTATTACATCTTATGCATATAGTCTTTAGCATGTCATTTCCTTTCAAACAAAAAAGAGAAAAGCTCACGCCAATCTCTTTATAAGATTTCCATTATAACTCATTATAGCATATTGACTGGACATTGAAAAGGACATCAAAACGGCTAGCAAGTGGACATTTTTTGGACAAAATTAAATTATATTTAAAACTTCATCTGGAAATATCCATATGCTGATCGTCTCTACTAGCCTATTTTTATTTCTTCTAACTGTTTTTTCATCTACTCCTAGAGCTTCAGCTATTAAATTATTTGTTTTCTTTTCAAAATATTTCATTTCAATTATTTTATAATGTTTGTCGTCTTTCACATAATCCAAAGCAGAGTCTACTAAATCTAATTTATCCTGTATCTTTTCAATGGATTTTTCCAACTCCCGTATCTTTTCTTCCGCCTTTTCCAGATTACTTTTATATTCTATACTCCCGCCTTTTACTCTTTCACCCTGTCTTGAACAACTTACAATTCCATTTTCTTTTATCGTTTTAATTAGCCCTTTTCTCTTTTCAATTATCATTTCTAAAAATCTATATTTTGTTAGCAATAACTCTGTTTTCTGAAATGCTGATAATTTAAGCTTATTCTCACTTAGTTTCACTATAACTTTATCAATTATTGTATTTATTACATCATTATCTAATTTCATTTATTTTTACCTCCTGAAAGAAAAAAGACCCGTTTATTTGGTCTTATTTTCTAATTCATTTATTCTTTTTTCGTAATCTAATCTTTTTTCAAGATTTTCTATTTTTATTTTTGCTTCTTCCCAGTTTTTATCAACAGGATTATAAAAAAATATTCCTGTTAATATTAAATCTATTCCAAATATTATAATAATCCAAAATTTATATTTATTTTTAGAATCGTATTTTATTAATGCAAATAATAAAGTTATAACAATTAAAATACTTCCCATTATCAGTAAAATATTTGTTGGTAAATTATCTTTAATATTCAATATTCCTGTTATTCCTAAGCCAATTATTGAAAATATAGATAAGAATATACCCATTATTTCTAAAATTCTTTTATCATGATTATTTATCTTATCTGTGTTATCTTTTAACTTTTTATTTTGTTCTTGTATAGTTTTTTCATTTTCATTCAATTTATTGCTCTGAATTTTAAGATTATCTTCAAAGATTAATATTCTATTTTTTTGTTCTGTTATTTTTTCTTCTAAAATTTCACGCTTTTTCTCGCTAATATAATTACCAATCCTATTATAGTCCGAAGAACATTTATAGATTTCTAACAATATAAATCCTTGCATTTTTGATATTGCTTCATAAAAAATATGTTTTTTTGAATCATCAATATTTTCATTCCTAGATATTTTTTCTTTAAAATTTGTCCATTCATTATTTACTTCTATATTTTTATCTAATAATTTAGATAATTTTTTATATTCATTCTCTAATTTTTCAATGCTAGTCATCTCAGTTTCAGATTGTAACTTTGTCATTGTTAAATTCCATTCATCTGCTATTTTTTTTAATTTTTCTTTTGTATTTTTATCTAAGTCTTCTATTTTTTTCAAAACTTCTTTATCAAAGTCACTAAATTGCATATTTCCCATAAACTCCTCCTAAGCATAATATTGTATTATATTATACCTCAAAACCAAATATATTCAATTCCCATTGTCCAATTTTTTCTATAGAAACTGTTTCAAATTTGGCGGAAAATAATCAGGCCCTTTTATTACTTTTCCATCTTCTCGTCTTAAAATTACTCCGTCCTTATTTCTTTTGCTCATATTACTTCTATGCACTTCGCTAAATGCTTGAAATAATATTTCGCCAAATCCATTTTCTTTTACAAATCCATATATCATATTTATTTTTTTGTCTAAACGATAATCAAGCAAGTTTTTTAAATCACATTTACTTGTCATTGACTCCAGCAATGTTCCAAGTCTTATATACAACATGTCACATACTGCATCCAATCTTTCAACTTTATCTTTTGCAGATCTGTATTCCCTAAATTCTTCTTCAAATAAATCAAACCTTAAAATCTTTCTTTCCGAAGTCATTTCTTTCCCTTTGTATAGATATTCAGTATCTCTGATTTGTCTGTAAAATTCTTCTACCATATCAATCATTTTTTCTATTTTGCTTTCCATTTCTATTTTTCCTCCTTTTTATTTTCAAATTCTCTTAATTCTTTAATTTTAAATATTTTTTTCAGTTTTTTTCCTTCTTTTGCATAGTTTTCTACCTGTTTTGGAGAAACATATAAATCTCCATAATTCATATACACATCTATACTTCCAGGATTATTTAAAACAAGATATCTGAGTCCATCTTCTTTTTTTTCTTCATCTTTGTTAAATGAATATCCTCTGTAATATATAATTACTTTGTTTTCGTGTTCTGTTTTACCTATCTCTATATTGCAAAAAAAATCTTTTCCTATTTCATTTTCTTTGCTTTTTATATAATCATAAAATTTGCTCATTCTTATTCCTCCTATATGTCAAAGCCCATTCTTTTTGCCATTTCTTCAATACTTAATTCTTTTTCTTGCTTTTTGATTTTGCATCTTATAATATCTTCTTTTCTTCTTTTGTACATTCCCTTTTTCTTTTCTATTTTTCTAATTCTGCTTTGAACGCTCATTATTTACTCCTTTTCCCTTGAAGGCCCTGAAATGCCCTTGATAAATTTTCTTTAGTTCCTTCACTTCTTCAGCAGTTTTTATTTCAAATGGCTCAACGTAGATTTCTCTAAGCTTCGCCATTAGTTTTTCTCTTCCGCCACCAACACCGTGGTCAATACCTAAATGCCATTCAGGAGACAAGGGTAAATAAGTATTTCCTATTCCTTTATCGTGCTTATAACCTCCTAACGCTCCCGCACTCTTAGAAATATGAGCCAGTTGGGCATTCGGCTTTCCAGTTATTACACAAATCTTCTTTTTCAGCATCCAGTACACCCATTTTCGATTATTTTGCGTTCTGTAAAGTTCATGCATCTGTTGCCACATCGAAATGTTATTTTCCATAAAGAAATCAAACAGAAAATCTGTAAATTTTATTGCCTTTTGATTTGTTATCATTCTTAAAGCAAGACTAAATGTTCCTTCAAGTTTTACTAAGAGTAACTGCATTTCTTCTATTACAAATTTCATTAATGCATCAAGTATTATTTTTGCCTTGCTCTTATTTGTATAATTCTTATTCAACACCTCTATTATTTTAGCTTCCAGCTTTTGCTCCAAATTCCTAAATGGCTGATAATCATCTAAATTCTTTCCGCTTAGCTGGATATATATTTTCTTCAATTTTTCTTTTGCTTTGAAACGATAATAATCAGATATTTTCGGCTTATCTTTGCTACTTTTCCAGTTTATCTCAATCCCTTTCAAATAATACGCATAACAATCTATAAACCAGTAAATTAATTCCTGATTATCCCTGCTCATCATTTTTATAGCCATTTCAGGCCCCCTTTACAGACCTAACAATCTTTTCCAGAATGGCTTTTTCTCTTCCTCAAGTCTTTTTCTCTTAACTTCTTCAACATAGACAAAATTTCTCTCTGACATAAGGAAATGATTTTTTCTCTGTAAAAAGTCAATTACTTTTTCAAGAATTTCAGTAATCTCTTTTTTCTGCTTCTCATTGACCATTTTTGTTTCACTGTTTAGCAGTTCATTCACTCCATTAACATTTATGAGGTTATATTGATTCCCGTTTACTCCGTCAATAGGAAATTTAAGTATATTTTCTTTACTGACTTTTTTATTGATAGCATTTTTTCCATTTTTATAACCAAATAAATCCGTCACATCTTTGGCCAGCAGATAAATTTCATAATTATATATTTTTCCTCTTACCGTTTTTCCCTTGTATTCAACATTTTCTAAAAATTCTAAACTCATTCTGTTTCCTCCATTATTTTTTTAATTTCAGTTCCTACAAATTCTTCCGTTGCGATACGGTTAAATTATTTATTTTTAATTTTTATCAATTCCTCTATTTCAGACTTAGATTTTATTACTTTTTCAACATTTTCAACTCGAAAAAAATCCGGTTCATATCCAAACACTTTCTTCAAGTTTCAGCTCCTTGTCTTTTTCAAATAGAGCTTTAAAAGCTTCCTGTATAGTTTCTTCTTTACTATCAGAAACAGCAAAATATCTATCTCCATTTATTGAAAAACAATATTTTCCAAACATTTTCATTCCTCCTCTTTTGGCAACGTCATCAAATCTTCTATGCTCACATTGTCTATACAATGTTGCAATCTGCTTTTAGGAACCAACCTACTACCCTGATTAAATCCCTGTACCGTGCCTTTATATTTTCTTACAAATCTTATTATATTATTCCATGAATCAGTTTTAATCTCATGTAAAATTCCATTTTTATCCCATATTTGATAATAAAACAGTTTTACTTTAGCCATTAATATAGTTCCTCAAATAACTTTTTATTTATATACGCTCTTCTACTTTCCCAGTCAAAAGCATATGGTTTACACCTCTCTTTTATCCGGTCAATTATTTTTCCACTACCCTGTATATCCGTAAATTTTCTTAGTTGCTCCGTATCAAGATTAGTGCTTATTATTACACTTATCCGATTTTCATAAAGCACGTTGAAAAATGTAAACAGTTTTTCTTTTCCCCATTCTTCAGAAATATATTCATTTCCCAAGTCATCCAAAATCAGAAGGTCACATTCGATAATGTCTTTAAAAATAACATCATCCGTTACATTCGACAGCTTAGAATAAGTTTTTTTAATCCTGTTAAATATACCGCTCAAACTTGTTCTATAGACTTTATAATTTTTAGAAAGCTCATTATAAATCGCTAAGCTATAATATGTTTTTCCTGTCCCTTCTCTTCCGGAAAGAAAAATTCCAAATCCCAAATTTCTGATTTTTTCAAAATTATTGCAAAATCTTACGAAACTTTCCTTATGCTTCTTTTCGACATCATTTTTACAAATCGCATTACCAAAAGTACACTTCCAAAAACTTTTAGGTAAATCCGAAATATCCCTGTAGTAATTCAATATTTTTTGTTTATTTATCTCTCGCATATCCACAGTTTCTACAAAACTATCACCATTGTCCGTCCTGATAGCTTGAGGTATAGTTTTCTTCTTTTCCGCTATTTCTCTTAAATTTGCTGTTGTCATCATTTTCTCCTTTCAGCTTAAAAATCCCTTTCCAGTTATACAAAATCGACTGCTCTAATATTTTAATCGCTTTTTCTTCATCGCCTTTTGTCATTTCCTCAAGTTTTTTTAACAATAACTTTTCAGCTCTTTCTGTCATAGGTGCCTTAATAGCTTTACGCATTTTTTTAAATTCCTCATACGTATCTAAAAACTGTTCGCTAGTATATATATATTCTTTTATTACTATTATTCTTTTATTATTAGTATTCTTTCTTTTATATAGGGACGGATTATCCAACTTTGGGTTTTCCTGCTTTGGGTTTTCCGTCTCAGGCTTTTCAAGAGACGGATTTTCCTGCTTTGGCTTTTCCAAATAATCCGTTATATCATTCTGATGTTTATCCTCAAAAATATAATATGTCAGGGAGCCGTCACTATTTTTTTTACGACTTATGTACTTATTTTCAACCAGTTCTTTAAGTCCATTTCTTACAGAATCCCTACCGTCAGTTGAATTTTTAGCAATTTCAATACTCTTGTATTTCCAGCCTGCCGGTCGGGATAACATATAGATTAACAGTCCTTTAGCTTTCCAAGACAGATTTTCATCTAAAATAATGCTATTATGCACTGTAGTGAAATTATCTTTTTTCTTAATAATCGTTTTCACTCACTTTCACCTCTTTTCACCGAAATAAATCCAGCTCATTAATTAATATTTGTTTATAATTTTATTTAGATTTTTTCTTCAAATTCAAAAATTATTTTTGTTTCTTTATTGTCTCTATCTAAAATAATAAATATACTATGAAAATTACTTCCCTGCTTCTTTTTATTGCTACTATCATAATAATTTATTCTCTTCGTCGGAATATAAATAATCGGTTTAATCTTATATTCTCTGTATAAACTGTGTCTTTTGACCCCTCCGAGCGAATCTACTGGAAGTATAAGGCAGGTTCTTTTGTTACTTTTAAGACATTTCGAAATCACCTTATCTTTTATAGAAAAAGGCGGATTCGTGATAATATAATCAAAATCATATTCATCATTTTCTAAAAAATCCTGCATTCCATAAAGCACTTCATATCCTAATTCCTTTGTTTGCTTTACAAAATTAGATTGCTCAGAATCAAAAGGACAAATTATTCTGCTTTTTGGTTTAGGATTTAGAAATTTAAGCATTTTATTTACCGTTTCTAAATCCGTATACCATTCATCTGAATAATAATTATTTGTTATATTGTTCAGTTTTTTACTCACTTTTCCCATTAATTTTTCTCCAAAAACTTTTTTATAATCAAATAAGTTTCTTCTCTTTGTAGCATTTTTCTAAATATTTCAGCACATATTTGTGTGTCATATTCACTTCCATGCCATTTTTCCTCGTCCATTTCTATCTTATAAAATTCTGCTACTTCAGATAATCTCGGCCATTTATATTTTCCATTAAAACCGCTCGGAAGTTTACAAATTTCTATATTTGTTTCCTTTGTACAAAATTGATATTTTAATTCAAATGGTATAAATTTACTGTCAAAACTAATATTGTGTGCTACAAAATGCTTTATCCCTTTACAAAAATCTATAAAATCTTTATCTTCTAAAAAATATTTTGAATATTTTTTCCCATTTCTTTTTTTGTAATTTTTTCATCTGTAAGTCCATTTATCTTTATAGCTTCTTTATTTATTTCTTCATTCTGTTTTCTGAAATAATACCTGTCAAATTTTTCTATTTCTTCAATTTCTTTATTTTCTAAATCTACTTTCAATTTTACTGCTGAAATTGATAAAACTGAACAATCATTAAACCCATTTGTTTCAGTATCAAACACTATTACATTTTTCTGCATTTGCTCTTCTTCCTTTCTTAAAACGGAAAATCATCTTCATCTAAATTTTCTGTTTTGTTTTTTATATGATTATTGATAATATTTGTTCCCTTTTCCATTTCTCTTTTTTCTCTTATTTTATTTTCGTTTATGAAATTCTTACGCCAAATTTCAAATGTTTCCGCATTTTCGATTTTATCCAAAATCTCCTGAGTAGTCCTTCTAGTTTTCGTATTATAAAATCCTCGCAGTTGATATTCATTGAAATAATTGATTTCTCCTGTTGATGTGTCAATTACTTCATTCATTCCCAAATATGATAGAAACACTCCTATTTTTCGATTTTGAAGCATAAAGAATATTTCTTTCCCTTCCTCATCTAATTCTGTTTCTAAATTCTCAAATTTGATTTTTAATAAGTATATTAATTGATTAAGATGTTTTGAATTAAAAAGTTGTTCCTCACCTTTCTTATTTCTGTAAAAAATAGGTATTCTCGCAGTTTTTTCATCCTCAATGGACTTTAATGTCAAAATAAGAGCTTCTGACTTATTTTGACTTGAAATAAACAACTCCGCTCTTTCTATTTTACACTCATAACATCCGCTTTCTTTTATGCCTGCCCCCGGCAAGTTTTTTTCTTTTAAATGATCCTGATTATCTGTCCACATTTTTATCTTCTCCTTCTCTTGTTTTTCCAGATTATTTCATTCCCATATTTTATAAATTTGACATCCAGTAAATCTATTCTGCTTATGCCTATATATAAATACGGGAACTTGATTCGATATTTCCTCACATCTACATATTCAATGGAAACCATTCCATATTCTAATTTCAAATTTTTTCTCATTTTTTTCATCCTTTAACAATTGTTTTTTTCGAAATTTCAAGTTACAATATATTAAATTTAAACAAGGAGTTGATTTTTATGAGTAACAACAATACAAATATTCCCATTGATTCTACTTTAGTTAATAAAATTTATGATGATGTCATTCACAAATCAGCAAAAGAAATAGGAAAAACATTATCTTTAATTCCTAAAGCTATAAATGTAGCTCTTTCGCCAATCGAGCAATGGCTTTACAATAAAGAAATCAATCTTGAGAAAACTAAAATTTTAATATCTAAAAAATTAGAAAATATCCCAGAAGAAAAAATTGTTTCTCCTGAATCTTATGTTGCTGTTCCTACTATTCAAGCCCTCTCTTACTCTATGGATAGTGATGAATTAAGAAATATGTATGCTAATTTACTTGCAAAGGCTATGAATATAGATACTAAAGAACAAGTACATCCAGCTTTTACTGAAATTATCAAACAAATGTCTCCAATAGATGCAAATATACTGAAAAAATTTATAGCTACCGCTCCAAATATACCTTTAATAGATATAGTCGACAAAGATATGAAAGAAGGACATTACTTACCTATAATATCTAATCTGACCAATATCTTTGATTATGACAATATAACTATTTCTGTAACTATCGGCAATCTTTTGAGATTAGGATTAATAGAAATTCCAAGCGGTAAATTCATTCCAGTTGATTTGGCTTATGAAACTATTACATCTAACTCTATGTTTCTTAATTTTAAAAAAGAACACAAATCACCAGAAGGTTATAAAATCGATATTCATAAAAAGTTAATTACAATTACTGAATTAGGATATAAATTTTCTGAAATCTGTATTCAAGATTTATAATTTTAATAAAATTAATAAAATATTGCATACTAAAATTTCAACAAAAAATATATAGATATAATTAATTATTTTCTGATTTTTACTCTGCTTTTTCAACAATAAAATATTCAAATTAAATAATGTTATCAATATAACAGGATTTCTTATAATAACTTCCATAATTTTTCTCCTTGATTATTTTTATTTTTTATTTTATAATTGATTGATATAATTTTATATAGCCAACTTTGCCGAGTTGGCTTTTATTCTGCTCTTTTTCAAAGACCATTTCAATAGTCTTATGCTTTCAATTAATACAGCTCGTCTCGTCATTTCTCTCTGATTTAACCAACCGTTCTCAAGTTTCTCAAGCTCTTCTTCAAGTTCCTTAACTTTTGCTTTAATTTCTTTTGCAGATTTCATCTTATCACCTCCACTTTTGCAAATCTTTCTGACACTTCTACATAATGATTATTCTCATCATTAAATATCAAATATCCATTGCTTTTTTGATAGCCATTTACTACATAACTTTTCCCGCCTGTTACTATTCTAAATTTACTATTCATAGCTTCATCTTGTCTTTTTACTGCTATCATAGATAATGTTATTATTCCTAACAATATCCCTACTCCTAAAGCTCCTGATAAAAGTTTTTTCATCTTATTTTCTCCTTCCTGCGTCTTGACATAAAAAATAAAGAATTACCCACATTAATATAAACATTATCATTTCTTTATCCATTTTTACCTTCTTTCCGCTTTAACCATTTTTCATAACTCATTCCCATATATCTTTCAGCAAGTATCCGAGGAATATGGTACATATAGCGTGGCCTTTCTTTACCAGTTCGCGGGTCTTTTTTATATCCCGTTATTGTCGCAGTTCCTACTCTTGATAAAGTCCCATAAATAAGACCTGCTTTTAAAGTTTGCACATTCATTTCCATAAATTCTGCCGCTTCTTTTGCTTTTAATGTGTTCTTTTTCATTTTCCACTCCCTTTTTTATATCTTTTCTATTTTTCTTTTTACTCCTTTCAAGGTATAATTTATTATTCATGAAAGGAGGTGTTTATTATGCGTTTAAATCCTGATTGCATCAGGGACATTCTTCTGTACGTCGAAGAAAATACAGGTTATATGAGATATATCCCTGTCCCGAGAAATATTCATAATTTTGACATAGTTCTTGAAAATAATTATGAACCTGATGAAATTCTCTACCATATTGATTTGTGTGAAGAATATGGATATATTCATACTGATTCGGGAACTATTGCTAACTTTTATATTGAAAGACTCTCGGTTCTCGGTCATGAATTCCTTGAAAATATCCGCCAGGAAAGTAACTGGAAGCAGACCAAGTCTCTCGCTAAACAAGCAGGATCTATTTCATTAAATGTTATCAGTAATATAGCTTCAAATGTTATATCCAGTGTTGTGGCTAAGCATTTTGGCTTATAACCTCTAAGGATTCAAAATCTATTAATCTTAACGATATTTTTTGAACCTTTTTTCTGTTACTGCAGTCGTAGGAGTACTTTATCTCTATTTTATCTGCTCCTATGACTTCCTTGTCATCAAGAAATATTTTTAAGGGTATTCCTTGGCTATCTGTTAATATCCTGATTTTATGACCTTTGATTTCCATTCCTTAATCACCTCACTTTTTTAGTTATTATGTTTATTTTAACTAAACTTTAGAGGTAAAAAAATAAGATGATATATCAATTCTCTCTATTTCAAGAATTGTACAAACATTCTCTATTTCAGTTTGAGTAAAATCGACTTCATCGTTAAGTTTCTTACTTAGAGTAGCTTTTGAACAATTCAATTTCTCGGCTAAAACATACTCATTTTTCAACTTTTCTTTTATTTTACCTCTTAATAAAGAGTAATCTCTCATATTCCACCTCCAAATCAAGTTTATTTTAACTAAACATATGATACCACCATTTTTTTAACTTGTCAATACTTTTTTTTATTTTAAATAAACTTTTTTATTAAAAAGTTGATTTTTCTTAAACAATGAGGTATAATATATCAATAAAATCTAGGAAGGAAAATTTAAATATGGGAAACAAAGTTGATTGCCATATAAGAATTAAAGAGGCTATGGAATTGAGAAATTTGAATCAGACAGATATAGTTGAAAGAACAAACATAAAAAAATCTGCACTGAGTCAATATATTAGCGGAAAAATAACTCCGAGACAAAATGCAATTGATGAACTATCAAAAGTTTTAAATGTATCAGAACCATGGTTGATGGGGTATGATGTTCCAATGAAAAGAACAGTTTTAAAAAAAGAAACTCAAAAATCAAAAACAGATAATGTTGATCTCACACCAGAACAGGAAGCAGAACTGCAGTACATAATTGAGCACAACATGCTATTTTTCAAACGTAATAAAATGGATGAGGACGATGCTAAGAAACTGGCTGATATTTTAAGAGAGTTCTATATCGAAACATTAGAGCAGAAATAAAATTTTAACGGGAGAGAAGAAGATCAATGAAGAAAAAGGAAATTTTTGAACTTGCCAAAAAGCTTGCAACGGAATACCGCTCCGACCCGAAAAGATTGGCGAAAGAACTCGGAATTGTGGTGAAATATCGTTCTTTTAACAATCATTCGGGAAGCTGCATAAGAATGAATGGTAAACAGCTAATAGTAATCAATATCAAAATGTCCGAATTAAAACAGCTATTTGTTTTGGCACATGAAATTGCCCATCTCTTATTGCACCCCTACGAGGCTACCATGATAAGATATTTCAGTTTTTCTGAATCGAAAATAGAATTTGAAGCTAATTATTTTGCAATAGTATTTTTTAGTGAATCAGAAATGGAATTTAAAGAAGATGAAGAAATAGAACAGTTAATTAACAACATTATATTATAAAGGAGTGATTTTAAAATGGCAAAGAAAATTGTCGGAGAAGACGGAAAAGTATATTATGAAAGGAAACCGATTCATAAAAGATGGTGGTTTATTTTATTAGTTGTTTTAATTGTATTAGGTGCTATAGGAAATCTTGGAAAAAAAGACAATAGCTCAGTTTCTACTGAAGAAAAGAAAGTTGAAACTAATAAAGTCGAAGAGAAAAAAGAAGATGCAAATATTCCTGGCGAATACAAATCTGCTTTAAAAAAAGCTGAAGTTTATTCAAACACTATGAATATGTCTAAAGCTAGTATATACGAACAATTAGTATCAGAATTTGGAGAAAAATTTCCAAAAGAAGCTGCTCAATATGCTGTGGATAATTTAAAAGCGAATTATAATGAAAACGCTTTAAAAAAAGCTGAAACATATTCCAGTACTATGAATATGTCTAAGGCTAGTATATACAATCAGTTAACATCATCTGCTGGAGAAAAATTTACTAAAGAAGAAGCTCAATACGCCGTGGATAATTTAAAAGCGGATTATAAAGAAAATGCTTTAAAAAAAGCTGAAACTTATTCTAGTACTATGAATATGTCAAAAAATGCTATCTATGACCAGCTTATATCTCCTGCTGGAGAAAAATTTACTAAAGAAGAAGCTCAATATGCCGTGGATAATTTAAAATAATAGAACAAAAAAAGACTCTGCTACCAACAGAGTCTCAGTATAAGTGATATACTTACACCTCACAAATGAAGAAGTAAAAGATATTCCTGAAAAATGGGACTTAAAAATACCAGATTTTATGAACAAAAAATAAATTACTTCTTTGTTGAAATTTTTAAATATATTTTTTCTTTATTTATTTCTATTTTAACATTAAAAAATAAAATAAAAATTATTGTAGAAATAAAATATATTATAGGTGGGTTAGTATTAATTTTTAAAACATACTCTGCTAAAATAAAAATTCCCATTGCTATAAAATTAATAATAGATATAATTATTAATATTGAATACAACATAAAATTCCCTCCTATAAAATTTAATATATTTAATTATAACACATAAAAACTAAAAAGTTTACAGATATTTTATAATATAAACTAAAAAGGCCCTAGCTGCAATATACAATAGGACCTTGTGATATACTCAATATATCTAAGCAATATAAGTATATCACACTATTTTATAATATACAAATTTTTTTATAGGAGTGTGATTTTTTTATGAGAAATCCAAATGGCTATGGGAGTGTAGTCAAATTAAGTGGAAACAGGAGAAAACAATTTGCAATAAGGATTACTGTTGGTTTTGATAAAAATGGAAAGCAAATCTATGATTATTTAGATTATTTTTCTGATAGAAAAGAAGCTTTATATCAGTTATCATTATATAATCAAAATCCTTATGATATTAATCTTAAATCTCTTACTCTTAAAGATGTTTTTCAAAGATTCTATGATACTAAAAAAAATTCCGGATTATTAGAAAAAACTTTATCAGATTATAAGATGAGATTTAAAAAATTGGCTCCTCTCCACAATACAAAAATAATCAATATAAAAACTATACAACTTCAAACACTATTTGATAATTTTGAAAAAGAAAGCCCTTCGTACATTAGAGCAATAAAAGGAACTGCAAAACTAATATTTGATTATGCTTTAAAACTTGATATAATTGATAAAAATTACGCAAGTTTTATAGTAACAAAAAAAGGAGAGAACGTCAGAAAAAATACTATTTTTACTGAAGAAGAACAAAAAAAATTATGGGATAATGTCGGAATAATTCCAGGAGCTGATATAATTTTAGTTTTAATTTATACAGGATTTAGAATTCAGGAATTATTATTGATAAAAAAAGAGAATGTAGATCTTGAAAATTGGACTATAAAAGGCGGTATAAAAACAAGAGCTGGAAAAAATAGAATTGTACCTATTCACGAGCGAATAAAACATTTAATTATAAACTTTTTTAACAATCCAACAAAATTTTTACTGCCAAATCCTGATTGTACGACACATATGCAATATATGACATTTAGAAATTCTATATTTATTCCTTGCATGGAAAAAATTGGCTCAAAACATTATATACATGATACACGATATACTTTTGCAACAATGATAATGGCAGCAAGTCAGGATAAAGTTTCTATAAAAAAACTTATAGGGCATTCTAATATTACTATGACAGAAAAATATACTATTACCAATATTGAAAAAATGAGAAAAGAAATAAATAAACTAAATTAA